GGAAGGCGAACTGCTTTTTCCCGAGCGCTTCCCACGCGCGGTGGTCGAGCGTGACAAGAAGGTCATGGGCAGCCTGGCCGTCGCAGGGCAGTTCCAGCAGCGTCCGGCGCCACGCAGTGGGGCGTTCTTTGAATGGCAGAAGATTGAGATCGTCGATGCGCTGCCCAAGATGCGCCAGATTATCCGCTATTGGGACAAGGCCGGGACCGCCGGCGGTGGCGCCTACACGGCTGGCGTGAAGATGGGCCAGGGCGTGGACGGGCTGTTCTACGTGATGCACGTTGAGCGCGGGCAATGGGCCGCTGCCAAGCGGGAAAAGACCATCCGCGCCACGGCGGAACTGGACGGTCGCACGGTCAATATTTGGATCGAGCAAGAGCCGGGCTCTGGCGGCAAGGAGTCGGCCGAGTCCACCGTCATGAACCTGGCCGGCTACACCATCAAGTCCGAACGGCCTACAGGCGACAAGGTGGTGCGTGCCGAGCCGTATTCCGTGCAGCTCGAGGCGGGCAACGTCCGCATGCTGCGCGGAGACTGGAACCAGGATTACATGAACGAGCTGAAGACGTTCCCTGTCGGCAAATTCAAGGATCAGGTAGACGCCAGTAGCGGCGCATTTAACAAACTGAACGGAAAGCGCGGATTCTTCGGATGAAATTTCTCAAATGGTTCAAGAAGGAGCGCCAGGCGCCCGAAGCGCCCAGGCGCGGGCTGTTCTCCACGCATTCGTTGGGCGACAAGGTGCGGCCGGCGTTTGAGTTCCCGCAGTTCGAGCAGCCTGCTGGAGCGCCATCGGTCGCTTCGGACAACGGCTACATCGGGGAGCGTCCGACGCCGAAGATGGCCAACTTCATGCCGGTCAACGAGGCGCAGCTTGGCTTCTATGCCGCGGGCTCGGTGTTCATCGGCTACCAGGCCTGTGCAATGTTGGCCACGAACTGGCTGATCGACAAGGCGTGCAATATGCCCGCCCGAGACGCGGTGCGCAATGGCTACTTGCTGACGTGTGGGTCGGACGGGATCTCGGCCCGCCTGATGGCCCGTGATAAGAAGTACGCGGTCAAGCGCCACCTGCGCGAGCTGGTGCACTTTGGGCGAGTCTACGGCGGTCGGATAGTGCTGTTCGATGTCCAGGCGGCCAACCCCGAGGAGTATTACAAAGCACCGTTCAATTTGGACGGCGTGCAGGCAGGCACGTACCGAGGCATGTCGCAGATCGACCCGAACTGGGTCACGCCGGTGCTGACCGAGGACAACCTGAACGATCCAGCCAACCAGAGCTACTACGAGCCGACGTTCTGGAAGGTCAAGGACCGGGTCTATCACAAGTCCCATCTGCGCATCTTCGTGCCGTACCCGGTGCCGGACTACCTGAAACCTCACTACCGCTACCTGGGCGTGAGCGTGCCGCAGCGCATGATGGAGCGGGCGTACGCAGCTGAGCGCAGCGCCAACGAAGGCCCGCAGCTCCTGATGACCAAGCGGCTGACGTCGCTGAACGTGGGCGCTGCGGCCCTGAACAACCGTAAGGAGCTGGAAGAGAACCTAGCAGAATGGGTTGCCTTCCGCGACAACTACGGCGTGCGTGTAGGCAGCGCGGAAGAGACAATCCAGCAGTTCGACACCGCGCTGGGCGACGTGGACACGGTCATCATGACCCAGCACCAGCTGGCCGCCTCCGTGGCGAACGTGCCGGCCACGAAGCTTCTGGGCACGCAGCCCAAGGGCTTCAACGCCACTGGCGACTACGAGCGATCGGTGTACCGGGAGGACCTGGAGAGCATCCAGTCCAACGACATGACGCCGTTGCTGGAGACGCATTACCGGCTGCTGGCAAAGTCCGAAGGGATCGCCCTGCCGGCTGAGATCGCCATTCAGTGGATGCCGGTTGATAGCCCGACCGCCAAAGAATGGGCGGAAATCGACAAGCTGAAGGCCGATCGAGACTTCGCGCTTTTCAACACTGGCGCAATCGACGCGGAGGACATTCGGAGCCGCCTGCGCGAGGACCGCGAAGGCGATTACCACAACATCGAAAATGCCGAGTTCGTAGATGCCGAAGAAAATGGTCACGAAGCGCCGGCAGCAGTGGGGGCAGCAGCAGCAGGCAACCCAGTTCAAGGGCCCGGCGCTGGCGTACCCGGTCGCCGTTGAGGGCCGGTACCGCGTCAGCATGGAGTCGATGATCGACGGCATGCTGGCCGAGTACGACACGGCCCTGCGCCGACTGTACGGCGGCAACCCTGAGATCACGCAGGACGAGAGCGTGACCACCCAGGCGCGTCGGATTCTGGCCGAACTGGGGCGGAAGTGGAGTAAGGCCTTTGCCGAAAAGGCGGGCCCGCTCGCAAACCGCACGATCGGCCAGGTCGACAGGTTTTCTAAGCAGAACCTGGCCGCGTCGCTGCGGGACATGTCCGGCGGGCTGACGATCAAGACGTTCCAGATGCCGGCCGGCCTGTACGACAAGGTCCTAGCCAGCACCACGGAGAACGTCGGACTGATCAAGAGCATCCCGGCCCAATTCCAGGGCCGCATCCAGGGAATCGTCATGCGGTCGATCCAGTCGGGCGGCCAGGGCAGCGGGCAGATCTTCGACGAAATCAAGAACCTCAACCAGGTCACCCGGAACCGCGCCAAGCTGATCGCCGTCGACCAGACGCGCAAGATCACGTCCGCGATGAACGAAGAGCGGATGAAGGCCGCCGGCGTCAAGCAGTTCGAATGGATTCACAGCGGAGGCGGCGCCGAACCGCGATCGCTCCACGTCCAGTATGACGGGCAAACGTTCAGCATGGACAACCCGCCCGTCATTGACAAGCGGACCGGACAGCGCGGCTTCCCTGGCGAGCTGATCAACTGCCGGTGCCGCATGCGCCCGGTCATCGACTTTACCGAGTACCTCGATGAGCAAACGACAAACTGACGTCAACGGTTACCTGCTGGTGCGCGACAACCCGATCACGAAGGTCGGGGTGTTTCCCTACCTGGGCCGGGAGATCGGCGCGCCGGATCCGGACCGGATCTATATGGTGTATCGGCCCCAGGAAGAGTTGGAGAGGCCCGAGACGATTGCCTCGGCCAACCTGGTGCCCTGGATCGATGAGCACGAGTTTCTGGGAAAGGACGGGACACCGCCCGAGAAGAAGGGCGTGCAGGGCACCACGGGCGAGACTGCGCGCTTCGAGTACCCGTATCTACGCAACAGCATCCGGGCTTACTCCGGCTTCATGCAGAACTTGATCGACCGCGGCAAGGTGGAGCTCTCCCCTAGCTACCGCTGTCGGTACGAATTCACCGAAGGCGTGTTCGATGGCAAGCAGTACCACGTCATCCAGCGCGATCTTCGCTTCAATCATCTGGCATCCGTAAAAGAGGGCAGGACGGGGCCGGACGTGGCTGTACAGGACTGCCTCACCATCACATACGACTCAGCGGAGTTCATCAATATGGATATCACCCCCGAAATGGAACCAGCATTCCGGGCGTTGATCGAGAAGATCTTGGCGGAAAAAGCTGCCGCCGTCTCGGACAACGACCCCAACAAGGAAGCTGTCACGGACGCGGAAGTTGCCGATCCGACCGACGAAGAGCCCGAAGTCGCCGCAGCCCAGGCCAGCGCAGCCGTCGAATCGGCCCGGGCGGCCGCGCAAGAGATGCAGTCGGCTTTGCAGGAAGTGGAGGCGGCCGTGCAAGAGGTATCGAGCGCCCCGACGCAAGACAGCATGGATGCGCTGACTAAGGCCATGCACAACCTCGGCGCGGCACGTAAGAACGTCACAGCGGTTGCCGCCAATGACGAGGCGCGCACCTTGCTGAAGCAACTGCAGCAGTTCGGCAAAGGGCAAGACGCGGCAGTGGTCATCAAGCAGATCGCCGACCGCGATGCCCTGGCAAAACGCGTGGTGCCGCATGTGGGCGCCTTCGACAGCGCAAGCATGGTGTCGGCCCAGGATGTCGCCAAGTACGCCATTAGCAAGCTCGGGCTGCAAGCGGCAGACGGCGCCGAGCAGGCCGTACTGGACGGCTACCTTCAGGGCGCTCGGCCTGACGCCGAGAAGATTGTCAAGGACTCGGCGATCTTCAATGCGACTGATTCCGCCGCCAAACTCTGGAGCTAATAGCAATGATCCCCTACACCGCACGCGACTACCTGCTGTCCGGCATCCCTGGCAACATCAGCCACGACGGTCCGACCCGAGCGCGGTCGGCCGTTATCGATTCTGCGGACGAAGCGAACAACGTCTTCGGCCGAGTTTTCACGTACCAAGATCAGAATGTGGAATCGGTACAGGCCGGCGGCGAAGGCGCGTTCGCCGGCATTCTGATCAACCCGAAGGTCTACGCCATCGAAACCGAGACGGTTCGGAATGGATCGGTGGGCGAGTTCCTGACTATGGGCGAGGTCTTTGTCGAGCTTGGCGCTGTCGGCGCCATCGGCGACCCGGTGTCGTTCGACCCGGAAACCGGCAAGATCTCTGCCGGCCTCGACGGCACGGCTATTCCTGGTGCCCACATCGCCCGCCATCTTCCCAGCGCCGAAACACCCTACCTGGCCGTGATCGCGCTCAACGGCCTGGCACTGCAGCCGTAACAGCAGCCGACCATCAGAGACAAGAAGGATTTCAGAATGGAAAAATCGCAATCCAAGGTGCACATGCACATGAACGGCCGCTTGGCCATCAAGCGTGGCCCTGTCAAGGTGTCGGCGGCCAGTAAGATCGGTCACAGCGACCTTGCGGCCCTCGGGGTCGGCATCCGCGCCATGGACGGCGCATTGACCGGCCCCGCGATGGGCTCCGGCGCCATGTTCCAGCACATGCTGCAAACCTGGTTACCCGGCACCCTGCGTGTCATTACTCAGGTGCGCAACATCGATCAGTTCGCGGGCATCACCACCGTGGGACGTTGGGAAGACGAACTGATCAGCGTGCGCGTGGCCGAGCCGGCCGCGAAGGCAGAGCTTTACGGCGACACGACCAATATTCCGCTGGCGGACTATCGCCAGTCCGTCGAATCCCGCGGGATCGTGAGGTTCGAGCAGGGCTTCCAAGTCGGCAAACTGGAGGATGCGCGGCAGTCGGCTATCGGCTATCAGGCCGCTGATGAAAAGCGCCGTGCAGTTAACGAGTCGCTGGACAGCAGCCGCAACTACGTCGGGTTCTATGGATTCAATAATCCCGACTCGAACGTCTACGGGTTGCTGAACGAGCCGAGCCTGCCCCCCTACCTGAGCGCGGTTACTCCGTGGCTGTCGGCGAACTTCGACCAACTGACGGCTGAGTTCACGCAAATGATCAACCAACTCGAACGGCAAATGGGCGACCAGTTCCAGGACGACGCTCAATTGGTGTTTGGTCTACCCACGGGCTACCGATCGATATTCGACTCGTTCAGCGCGGCGGCGTCGGGCACAACGTTCCGCAAATGGATGACCGAAAACTATCCGAATGTGCGCGTGGCTACGTCGGCAGAGTTCAAGAGCGCCAACGGTGGCTTGGACGTGGCATATCTGTACGTCGAAAATGCCGGAAACCAAGACGACTCCGACATTACCTCCGCCACGATGATTCAGGCGGTGCCGGTGCGGTTCCAAGTGTTGGGCAGTGAGAACCGAATCAAGGGCTACATCGAGGACGCTATCAACGCCACGGCCGGCATCTTTGTGCTGCGACCCTGGGCATTCGCCCGTAAGACGATCAGCGCCTAACGCAAGCGGCCCGGAGTCCGGGCCACCCGGACGCTACCTCACCAGGAAACACCATGTCCAATATTATTTATGTTTACAGCACGCTCAGCAACGACCAGGCGTACGACCTAAAGGACGGCCGTACTGTCGTGATCTACGGCAAGGCCAATGTGGCTGACAAGCGTCTCATGACGCCGAAGGGAAAAGTGACCAAGGTCACGGAAGACGAGTTCATCCTGCTGCAGGAAAACATCGTTTTCAAGGCGCACGCGAAAAATGGCTTTCTCACGGGAAGCTATGACGAGATGAATACCGAGCGCTTCGTGGAAGCGAACCTCGAGCCCGCTGATAAGTCTGCGCAGGCGAGCCCCACGACCTTGGCGAAAGTCCCTGGCGCCGCCATCACGACGGCGACGAAGGCGACGAAGGCGCCCAAGGCCGGCGAGTAGCCATGTTCCCGCTATCGAAGTTCCGCCTTCGGTTCCCGGTGTTCAACGCCATGCCTGACGAAGTGGTGGCCGACACGGCAGACTGGGCGCTCTGCTATGCCAAGTCGCGTGCCTGCGGATGCGGGTCGCAGCTATGGATGCTGCTGACCGCCCACCTGCTGGAACTTCGACGGCGGGAACTGGCGGGCCAGGGTGCCGCGCCGGGCGCCGTCACATCCGCCACCATCGACAAGGTGAGCGTGTCGTTCCAGGCGCCGGCCTCGAAAGACGCCTGGTCGCACTGGTTAAGCCTGACGCCCTTCGGCCAGGAATACCTGGCGTTGATGAAGTCGTGCGGGGCTGGCGGTATGTACGTCGGTGGGTTGCCCGAGCGCGCTGCTTTTCGCAGTGTGGGCGGCCTGTCGGTGCGTGGCGGCCGATTCCGATGAAGGTCGTACGCAAGGGGAACCCGGAGAAGCTGCGGGAGGTCTTGAACGAAATCTCCCGCAAGCGGGTCCAGGTCGGCTACTTCCGGGAAGCGCAATACCCGGATGGCATGCCAGTCGCCTATGTGGCGTCCATCCATGAATTCGGATACCCGCAGGGCAACATCCCGGCGCGCGCCACGATGCGGCCGACCGCAGAAGAGAAAAAGGTAGCTTGGGGCCGCCAGATGGCGCAAGCAGTGCGCGGGGCCATCAACGGCAAGCGGAAATTCGCGCAGGGCCTTGAGGCTATTGGCGCCCAGGCCGCAGGCGACATCGGCAGGGCCATATCCCGGCTGGAGGCGCCGCCCCTGAAGGATTCCACCCTGAAGACGCGGCAATCGCGCAAGAAGACGCCAGGTGTGTCGCGCAAGCCTTTGGTTGATACGGCCCTGATGATCCAGTCTGTAACCCACGTTGTGGAGGATAAATCGTGATTCCCGGCCTGAACTTGCTCGCCATTGCCGGCGGCGTCGTCCAATTTCAAACCGTCCAGTGGTACCGCTTTGTGATCCGCCGCGAGAACGAGCGCGGGCAGTGGCTGACGGAATACGCCCTGCCACAACCGCTCAGCGGGTCCTGGCAACCCGCAAGCGATAGCACCATCCGTGATCGTGGTTTGGATGCAACCAAGCTGTACTACAACCTCTACACCGCGGCCCCAGTCGAGGGCGTGCAGCGCGGGGCGGCACCCGATCAGATCATCTATAACGACCGGCGTCACGACGTTGTGGGTGGTCCGGACTGGTACACCCAGGACGGCTGGCGCGGCATCCTGTGCGTTGACGTGGGGCCGGCATGAGGCAGAAGTGGCTTGAAGCGACAGTGCGTGGCGAGCTGACACGGCTGCTGGGCGAGCAGGGGATCAGATTGCCGGTCCTGCTGGCGTTCCAGCCGACCAAGCAAGGGCGCGTGGATGACGGCATCTATTTTTTCTCGATTAATCGCGGCAAGCGCGGATGGCAGCATCGCAAGTATCTGCAGACAGGCGTTGGCTTATGTGCCCGTGAGACGCAGATAAACGAATCGCAGTACCAGTTCCAGGCCTTCGTCCGTGATGACCTCAACGACCCGGATCAGCTATTGGCCTCGGACGTTCTAGCAGTCGTACGTGGGGTGCTGCAGTCCATGTCATTCACCGCGACGATGGCCAGGGCCGGCATAGGCGTGCAGCGCCCCGCAGATATCGTGACGCCATCATTTGTCAATGACCGGGACGACTTCGAGTTCAACCCGAATTTCACGATCATCTTCACTCACCTCCGCAGCATTACGCAGGCGACAAAGCACTTCGATACCGTAGTCGCCGATGTCCATAGAAACTGAGGAAAAAGACATGTCCATCAAAATGTCCCGCTACGTCCGAATTATCAGTTCGGTCTCTGGCGCAAACGCTGTCGCACAGCAGAAGCTGGTGGGACGACGATTCACAGTCGATCCACGCGTACCGGTCGACAAAATCGTGTCTGTAGGCCCTGGCGGCGCTGAAGACTATTTCGGCACGCAGTCGGCGGAAGCGGCGTTTGCGCGCCAGTACTTTTCCTATATCAGCCCTGCACCGGCGTCCGCGGCACCAGAACTTCAGTTTGCGGCCTACCCGGCACTAGCACGCCCAACACGGGTGTACGGGGCGCGGATCAGTGCATCTATCGAAGACTTTCAAATGATCGAATCTGGCTATTTATGGATCACGAATCGAATCTCAGAAAGTGTATTCGGTCTCCCTGGCGCTAATTTTTCTGCAGTCACGAGTTTCGCAGAAGTAGCTCAGGTGGCGACAGAGCATTTGCAGTCAAACGGCGGGACGATCGGGGCCGGCGTCACCTATGATGCCGTGCAAGGATCGTTTCTTTTCAGTCATCCTGGCGTCGACCTATACGCTGCATTACCTGCGGCGGAACCAGACGACGGCCGCAATCTTCCCCCATACTCCGTCGATGTATTTTCTCTGATGCGGCTGGCGGGCCCCGGAGTGATCATCTCGCCGGGAACCGCTGGCATGACGCCATTGGAGGCGTTTCGAACCGCCGAAGGCGTGTCAGACTCGTTTGGGTCGGCCTCATTCGGAGTCACTGTACCGCTCGATAAGGCTCTCCCGCTAGCAGAGTATGTCGCTGGCGAAAACGTCAAATATCAGATGTACTGGCCAGTGAGGTCGGGGGAGACTGAGGCGTGGCACGCCGCCATGGCCAATTCGGCCTCGAATGGCCTGATTCTCAACGAACGCGTGAATGAGTACAAAGAATCGCTTCCCATGGCGATCATGGCTGCGACCGACTATGACCGCACCAACGCCACGATCAACTATATGTTCCGCCAGTCTGGCGTGACGCTGCGGCCGGATGTGACCGACGACCAAATGGCGGATCTGCTCGATGCGCTTCGCGTGAACTATTACGGGCAGACTGCTAACGCAGGGCAGAGAATTTCGTTTTTCCAGCGCGGATACCTGATGGGTGGGGTCACCGCACCGCTCGACATGTCGGTGCACGCCAACGAGCAGTGGCTCAAGGCCCGACTCAAGGCGCAGTTCATGAGCCTCTTGCTGACGACCAACCGAATCCCGGCCAACAACGACGGCCGGGGCATGGTCATGGCCGTTTTGCAGGGCGGCGTGAATATGGCCGTGGCTAACGGCACGATCCTGATCGGCAAGACGCTGACGGAGTTGCAAAAGGTGGCCATCACGCAGGCCTCGGGCGACCCCTTGGCGTGGCACGACGTGGAAAACAAGGGCTACTGGTACGACGTGACCATCACCGAAAGCACCGACGAATCTGGCACCGGCACATACACGGCGAAGTACATCCTGCTCTATGCGAAGGGTGATTCGGTTCGCATGGTTGACGGTAGCCACAACCTCATTTAACAGCCGCGAAGCTCGGTAAGCGGCCCTGCGGGGCCGTTTTTTATAGGACTGACCATGTACGACACCTCTGCAACCGGCATTGCCTTGCGCTGCGTAGCCAGCCAATCTTTTCCCGGCGGCTTCACCATCACGGCATTTGCCGACGACGCCGATCCGTTCGATGTACCCGCCATCGACATCGCCACTGCAGCCATGAACGTCAACGGCGACCTGGTCACCTTCAGTGCTCCGACCCCTATTTCCATAACGCTAAACGTCATCCCCGATAGCGAAGAGGACCAGAATCTGGCCGTGATATTCGAGGCAAACCGGCCTGCAAAGAACAAGCGTCACGTCGGCGATGTCATCACCATGGTCGCAACCTACCCGAACGGCGCCACGGTCTCGCTGAGCGAAGGAAAGATGACAAACGGTGTGCCGGCCAGTTCTCCGGCGTCGGCGGGACGCATCAAGTCAAAGGCGTATGCCTTTGCGTTCCAAAACCTCGCACGCACGCGCGGCGCATAAGGGAAAGCCATGAGTGACCTGATCAAGCCCCGGACAGTCCTGGTCAAGAACCGCGACGGCATCGAAAAGCCCTTCACGATCTCGCGTCTGCCGGCGACGGTGGCCAGGGAGGTCATCGCCAAGTACCCGCTGTCGAACATGCCCAAGCTTGGCGACTACGCGATCTCGGAAGAGGTGATGAAGAAGCTTATGTCCTATGTCGCGGTGGACCTGGGCGGGCGTGAGCAGCGACTAACCACGCAGGCCCTAATCGACAACCACGTTGACGACGGAATCCAGCTGATGAAGCTGGAGGTCGAGATGATCGAGGAAAACACGGGTTTTTTCGGACTCGGCGGGCAGCGCGGTTTCCTCGACTGCCTGCTGGAAAAGTTTCTCCTATCGATTACGCCAATGCTGACCCCTTTATTGGATCAATTATCAGCTCCGGCCTCGCCAGACTTGCCGAACTCAAAACAGAAATAGACCTGGAGGAGGCAATGGATCTCTGGGAAATCGCCACGACCAATAAGGTCAATGAGATCCGCGCGATGGAAGCGGAAAAGAGGAAGTGACATGGCCTTGCTGGATGCTTTGACCTACATCATCGATGCGGACAACTCCAAGCTGAACAAGGAGATCGACAAGTCCGAGAAGAAAACGGACGAATTTGGCAAATCTCTGACTACTGCCGAGGGCCGAGCCAAGTTGATGGAGAGCAAGGTCAAGGGTGCCTTTGTCCGCATCGGCGCGGCAGTGCTCGCGGCCGTCGCTGCCTCGAAGGCGCTCGAGGCCGTGACGGCGCGGGTGCAGATGGTCGAGCAGATCAGGAACACCAGTGACGCTCTTGGCATTGCCGTCGGCGATGTTGACGCGTTCGGCAAGGTCATTGAGCGTATGGGTGGCGATGCAAAGGGTGCCCGTGATTCTCTGACCGATATGGCTGAATCTATCGGTGAAGCACTACAAGACATGGAGTCGGGCCGCGCCAAGACCTTCAGGGCGCTCGGAATCAGCCTTAAAAATGTGAGCGGCGATGCCAAGAACGCCATCGAGGTGATGGGAGACCTGGCCGGTGCTGTCGAGGGAATGAGCCGCGAAGAGGCCGTATTTCGTATCAAGGAGCTTGGCATCACGGACAATCGATCCGTTGAGCTTATCCTTAAAGGCCGGCAGGAACTTGACCGCATGCTGCGGTCCCAGAAGGAACAAGGGGTCGTCACGAAGGAGTCCGCCGGACGCGTACAACAGTATTCGATGGCACTGAACAAGTTCAAGCAGAACGTTGGCGGTGCCAGCGATGGGCTCGTTGATTGGCTCCTGCCGGCTATTACTTGGGTGATCGAGAAGTTCGACGTTCTGGTGAGCTGGGTTCGAGAGCACAATACACTTGTTCAGGGCGTCTTCATTGGCCTGGCCGCTGTCCTGACGGCGATATTCCTGCCAGCCGTCGTGGCAGCCGCTGCTGGTGTTTGGGCTCTGGTAGCCCCGTTCTTGGCAATTGCGCTTCCAATTGCCGCCGCCGTCGCGCTCTTCGCCCTGCTCTACGACGACGTGATGAACTTCCTCGATGGGAATGATTCGCTAATCGGCCAGATTTCGGAGAAGTACCCGATCGTTGGCGAGACCGTTAAGGCTATGGCCGAGGCCGTAAAGGCTGCCTTCAAATGGGTGGTGGATGCGAGTGCTTGGGCATGGGAGGTGATCAAGGAGTTCCCGCAGAAGGCGGTCGGAGCATTCTCCGCGATGGGCACTAGCATCAGCAATATCTTCGATGCCATCGTGGAGGTGGTGAAGAGCGCATGGGCCTACGTGGGCAGTGTGTTTGACAGCGTGTCCTCCGTGATCAAGAAGATCGGGAAGTGGCTGGGTTTCAGTGGCGGCGACGATATCGAGGTGAACGCCACAACGGTGTCTAAAGGTGTGTCGGATGCCGAGACTAAGGCAGCCGAGAACATGAAGGCGGCTCAGGTCCAGTTACATCAGGCGGCCTCCAGTCCCATGAATTCGGTCACGTCGAATGCAATCTCGAACGCCAGCAACACGCACACCGAGACCAACGTTCAAGTCGGGCAGGTCACCGTCCAGACGCAAGCGACGGATGCGCAGGGTATCAGCCAGTCGGTCGGCAGTGAACTAAGTGGGCAGCTCAGAAACCTTCAAAGCGACTCAGCGAGCGGGGTGGCGCGGTGATGCAACTGGTCGATACGCTATCAACCTCTACGCAGGAGCGGGTGTCCGTTCTGGACGGCGAGACGTTACAGCCGATGTTCGTTTCTGCGCACCCTATGCGGGTATCTGTACGAGAAGCCAAGCGAGCCACCAAGTTCGCGGTGGAAGATGGCACGGCGCGGTCAGATCACGTAGTTCAGGAACTGACAGAGATTCAGATCGATTTCGTCCTGAATGCGGACACGCGAAATGGATTTGAAAGCCTGCGTCAGGCCTTCCTAAAGAATTCGCTAGTGATCGTTCAGACCAAGGTGCGCTCGTACGAGAGCATGCTCATCACGGACTTGCCGCACGACGAGACGCCCGAATTGGGCATGGCGATCAACGTGCCGCTGCGGTTCCAGGAATGGCTTGCCGTGGCGCCCGAGTACGGGACGCTGCCCCCTGCAAAGGTCGCGAACAAGAACCAATCCAGCACCGTGAACCGTGGGCAACAGTCCACGACTGAGGCCGATGAGAGCACACGGCGACGCGGTAGCGTATTGGGTGGGATATTTGGATGAGAACCATTGAATTGCTTTCCGTTCCTAATCAATCGCTGACCATCGCCGTCGGTGAGGCTCTTTGGGAGCTGCATATCAAAGTGGCGTTGAACACCATGTTTGCGGATGTCCGGCGCGACGGCCAGGGCTTGGTTTTGGGTCAGCGACTCGTGGCTGACGCGCCCATCATTCCTTATCGATATCTTAGCCATTTTGGCAATTTCGCCATCCTGACTCGCGACGATGAGTTGCCATGGTGGGAGGAGTTCGGACGGTCGCAGTCTCTGGTGTTTCTAGAAGCGTCGGAGGTAGGGATAGATGATTGATCTACGTGCTATCCGAATCGGCGTCGAGGTGTCCGGCCGGATGAACTACTACAGCGCCGCCGACGGCATGCGGATCAAGGCGAGCGGGACAAAGTATGCAAATGCCACGCAAAACGAATGCAGCGTGTCGATATCAAATCTACGGCGGGAGACGCGCGATTTCCTATTGACGGAAACCAGCCCGTTCAACAAGAACCGTTCTCCAAAGCGGCTGACTGTGGA